CTCAGGTCAGGTTGAGAAGTATTCTATGAGAACCAACCCTTTAGATACTACAGTTACTTTAGGACAAGCTTATGAACTACTATCAGAAGTGACAGCGTCGAACTGGGATGGTTGGGCGTATGTTCAAATCAGACTGTACGATCCGGGTGTTAGTAGTTACTATGATATGTACCAAGGTCTCGATGATGAATTATATGGCTATCCTGAAGGCTTCTCAGGTATTATGAGAACTATGCCGTTTGAAGTTGAGACTACAAGTGTTCGACTATATATTGAAATAGGAATTAAAGACGATGCTGTAGGTACAGGAACTTTAACCATCAACAACCTAAAACTCAGAGAGGTTGTATAATGACTATCGACACTCGAGCGGGATTAACATCTAAAACTCAAACAATATTAGCAGATAATGTTGTTCAAGATATTACACCTGAAGATATTAGAAATGTAACTACCGACATTATTGAAAATTGTCATCCTCAAATGTTAATAAATAGTCAATCTGATGATTATACTGCAGTATTGACCGATGCGAACTTAACGTATATACGAATGACAAAAGCAACAGCTACGGTGTTTACTATCCCAACTAACGCATCAGTGGACTTTCCTGTAGGCACTAAGTTAATGGTCGCACAAGCAGGCGCAGGGCAGTTAACGATAACACCCGATACTGGTGTGACGTTGATAACTCCCTTAGATAGAAACGGTCTTCTAAGAGGGCAAGGTTGTTCAGTAGTTCTCGTAAAGGTAGCAACAGATACGTGGGAAGTATTAGCAGGCTCTAACGACTTACAAAACCCTAATGGTGAAACACTCTTAATGGATTAACACGATGAAAAAACCTCTTATTGTTTTATTAACACTCTTATTTCTAGTTACAATTGTGACTGCTGTTAAAGCTCAACAGACCTCTTGGAGTTCTTTGAGTCCTTCTACATTTCAGGTGGGTGACACTATTCTAATTAGGAGAGGAGCTGGTGATTATTATCTATTAGATAAAGATGATTTTATTGAAGATGCCGCAGAAGTAATGGCTAGTATAAGTAATCTAAATGCTACAGCAATCTCCTCAGGACAGATTGACAATACAGAACTAGGATATCTCGACGGTGTAACTTCTAACATTCAGACACAGTTAGGGACTAAACAAAACCTGCTGACAGACGAGGCAAGTTTATACTCCTCACTATCTGATGTAACACAATTTTGGGAAGCAGGTGATAATATCAACACAGGGACGATAGATGGTGAAATTCTTTCTGACGATTCCGTAGATGATGACTCTATTGATTTTACAGATGTTACATTAGCAGATTTAACATTTGATGTGGGTAATGTTAGTACCTTAGAGTTCGGCTACCTTGATGGTGTAACTTCTAACATTCAAACGCAGTTATCAGGTAAACAGGATTCTTTAAGTAACGAAGCATCTCTATATTCTTCCTTGTCTGATGTAACACAATTTTGGGAAGCTGGTGACACTATTGACACAGGGGTAATCGACGGTGAGATTATTTCAAATGATTCTATCGACGATGACTCTATTGATTTTACAGATGTAACACTGGCAGATTTAACATTTGATGTGGGAGGAGTGACAACTACAGAATTTGGTTATCTTGACGGTGTAACTTCTAACATTCAGGCACAGATTGATGGACTAAGCGGAGGAGGCGGAGGCGGCTCATATCCTAATTTAACTCAAAACGTTATTTATGCTTCTGGACATATTGAGTCTCCAGAAGTGAAATCATATTACTTATCATTAGACGCTGTTAAGACAGGAACATTGACGAAACTAGTCGCAAGAGCAGGTTCTGGAGCTTGTACTATCGTAGCAAATGTAAATGGATTTTCTGCAGGAGCAAACTTAAATGTTTCAACCACTAAAAATTTCACTAATTATACAGTAGCAAATGATGTTATGATAGGAGATGAAATATCGTTAGAAGTAGTATCTAATACTGCCTGTGAGGATTTAGCTTTCACATTAATAGGAACTGAAACAGATGTTGAGTAAGATTATTAAAGCAGGTATAGTTTTAGCTTCAGTAGGGTTGATTTTTATATCTACACCTACTAAAGCAACTTCATGGGTATTCGTACCAACACAAGCATCTGTTAGTTACGTAGCACCAGTTATCGAATCTCAGACAGAAGGGGTGGTGGATAACGCAGGAAGTTACGATATTCCTTACCCTGCAGGGATTGTAGCTGGGGACTTACTATTGTTAATTACAGCAATGGATGGTAACGATAGTCTAGAAAGTAGATCAGGATGGTTGGGGTACACTCCTTCTATAGATGGTACTAACACCGCAACATTATATGTCGATGTTAAAATAGCTAATGGAACAGAAACAGGGAATTTAACTTTAACACTGTCATCAAGCGAACGTGGTGAAAGTGTTATGTTTAGAATTACAGGACATGATCCAAGTAACTACATCGGTAGAAGTTACGATAATTTTGTTTATTCAGGAACATCTATAGGGTATTATCCCAATGCAACAACCGTACCAAACACATTAGTATTGGCTGTTACAATGTCGGGTAATGGAGGTAGAACAGCTACCTTTGACACAGGGGTAACAGATCTGTATAATAACAACGGAACACCGGGTGGAACGGGAACAGGAACTGCATCCTTACACGTTGGTAGTTTAGTAAAAGAGACTACAGGTTCAGTATCTTTGGGAAATACAACAATAGACACTGCTTCAAGTATTACAAGTACGGTATTACACATCATTCCAAACGGTACTTAGTTTACTAGGCAAATTAAGTATTGATATTAATTAAAAAGTAGGTAATTATAGGATCATGACAAAACAACTTGAAAAAACATCGACACTTATAGAGGCTTTAAAGCACTCACTGGATAATCCAGATCTTGACACTTCGAACTTTGCTATTTTCGAGGCTCGTATGCTTTCTACAGAAGCAATATCTCAGAAGGGTTTATATGATAATGCTAGAGCCACTAGATCAACATTGACAGAGATGGCTGAGTATGTTAATACCAAGGGGACTGTTGTGCCGTTGCAGGTAATGCATGAAACACGAGGTAACTTACCTGTAGGTAGAGTATTCCAAGCAACTGTCAGAGATATGGAGAATGGAGAGTCAGAACTGGTAGGTAAGTTTTATATCCCATCTGACGGACCAGACGGTGAGAAGACTAAACTTATTAACGACATTGAGACAGCATTAATTGATGAAGTTAGTGTAGGGTTGTTGACGAAGAAACTTTTATGTTCAGAATGTGATTTCGATTATTTCGGTGAGGACGCTGACTTTTTAAATATCATGACAATGACGTGCGGTAACGACCACACGATTGGACATGATGGAGTACACCTACGTTTAGTAGGTATGGATACATTTGCGGAGTTATCTCTAGTAGATAGAGGAGCCGCTAAAGATGCAAAAATTTTGTCGAGGGCTAAGAATAGTCAAAGCCTAAGTCAAGAAACAGTAGAGAGATTAGCAGCTAGTAAGCTTCCTGCGGAAGCGCATGTCTTTACTGCGTCCTTTAAAATGGACAACACTAATTCTAACCCATCCAACCAAGGAGACCAACAAATGTCTAGCACATTAGAAGCTACTCTTGCTCAAACAAGCAAGGATCTAGGTAAGGTAGAATTTGAATTAAATCAAGCAACAAAAACTATTGAAGACTTGACTGGTCAAATTGCTACATTACAAGAATCTGTAACTGTAAAGGATGCGGAAATCGCAGACCTAAAAGCAGGACAGGACACTGAAATGACTACATTACAAGCTACTAACGAGGAGTTGAATGCTAAACTCTCAGAAGCTTCTGAAGTAGTATTAGGTGATTTGAAAGCGGCAATGATTGCCACTGGAGAAAAAGAAGAAGATATTCCTGAAGACCTCTCTGCTATGCTTTCCAGCATCAAAGAAAAAGGTTTGAAACTCCACCAATTGTTTGGTGCAGGGGGTACATCTGAGGATGTGAAGGCTGATCGTCAAAAAGATGAAGATGCTGATCGTCGTAAATTAAACTTTAAAGTAACTTAAGGAGAACTTAAATGTCACAAATCGGTAAAGTATCCCTGAATGGTTTATACCATGAGGATTCACAATATACGTTCGAGCTTGCATCTGCCATTGTAGTAGGTGATGTAGGTAAGGCCGTAGCTCTAGACCCAACAGCACCTAACACAGTAAAACTAGCGGCAGAAGATGAAGTAATCTTAGGTCGTCTAGAAACGTTCGAAGACCGTACAGCTGAAGGCGTGAAAGTAGGAGCTGTATCAATTAACGGCGGTCATAAATTCTTGATTCACAACACAACAGTAGCAGGAGATGTTCCTGATGTGGGTGAGTATCTATCAGGTTCATTGGTAGACGGTTACGTCCAAGGTAGCGCAACAGCGTCACGTTGGTTAGTGACTGAAGTAGCAGCAGATGACTCATACGCTATCGCAATTAGCGTTTAATAGAAGGAATAAATAAATGAGTAAT